AGAGTGTACGGGTATAGAGCTTCTCCAGGTTCGCATCCGCCTTAACCTGAGGCCGCTTGTGCTCCCAGACCAGAGAGGTCTTCTTCAAGTCCTTAGCGAGGTAGTCGAAGAGAACAGGCTCTGGTACCGCAGAATAGGAATCGGTCTTCTTCGGAGCCCACTTCTTGAGCATCCCTTTGTGCTCAGGGATGCCTAGATCGTTCTTGGCCTGCTCATCAAGGTCGTGATCCTTCGTCGCCTCACTCAAAGCATAGGACAATAGCCCAGTGTCTTCGTGCTCGACGGTCTCCTCCGGGCTAAGTAGCTTCTCCTCGTGCAGGAACTTCTCGTCGAACTTGCCGAACTGCCAGATGTAGCGGACGCCAGGCATCAGCAACAACTGTCGGAGGTAATGGCAGTACGCTTGGTCTTGTAGGGCTTCCTTCGGGACGATAGCTGCTGTGTCTGCTGGCGACCTAAAGTAGAACCCGATTGCCAGGATGTAGTCAACCTTCGGATTGAAGCCGGAGGTCTCGATGTCTGCTGCGATATCTACGCCTTCAGGTCTCTGAGCCAGCTCCTTAACTTTGCGTGCGTACGCAACGAGATCCTCAAGTTCGCGGAGGACAATATTATGCGGCTCCTCCCACCTGTGTTGCCTAACCTGGGCAGGTCGTCCCTCATAGGCGATCCCCATCGCCAAGGTAATGTCGTCCTTAAAGACCTTAGGGTTGCCAGATCCTCTAAGTAGGAACGCAGGATGAACTGTTGGTACGACAACAACTTCCCTACCGGAATCAGGGTCTCTAATGGTATAGAGCTGCCCTCTCTTCTGCGTGATCTTGTAGCCATAGTCGCCTGTAAGGGAAATGTTGCTGTAGCCGCCCATCGCTAGGACACACTTGCGAGGGTACTCGAAGACCTGGTGCAGCACCCTTGCCCTACAAGCAGCACAGGCTCTAGCCTTGAAGTCCTTGTCCTTCAGCGCGTTGTCTGTCTTGGGCGGACGGCATTGCATCGCATTGATGATGTATGCCGAGTCGAAGTCGTAGTCCTCGGGAACGGCCTTATCCAGCAAGTCACCCGAGGGACCACAGATAGGAGCTCCGTACTTGAGCTCTTCCGTGCCAGGAGCTTCCAGGATGATAACCAGAGGCGAATCAACTGTCCCTCTAGCACCTACCCGTCGGCTGCCGCCTGGACACAAAGGACAAGGCTCAGGAGGGAACTTCTTATCCGGAGCGGGGAGGAGTCGCTTGAACAGCACACTACTCTCCGGCTAGGCTAAGCCTCGACCTTAATCCATTCGCGGTACTGATCGATATTGTGCCAGACGAGCTGCGCGTTCACCATGCGGCGCATCTCCTCGACGGGTGTATCCCAGAAGCCTCCGCGAGGCCCCAAAGCCGTAGACCACTCGCGATCGTGTATGGCGTTGCGGATGTCCATCCCCTTGAGCCCTGCCCTGATAGGGACAGCAGAATCGATCCCCTTGACGATCTGCATCCTGGCGCAGGCGACGTCATCAAGGATGTTGTCCGAGAAGCCAAGGAGGTGGATCCCCCTGAAGAGCTTGTAGGTATCACGCCGGATGAGCTCATGCAACACCGGCATCCTCGACCCGTTCTGGTTGGCGAAGATCCTCGGCACCGAGACGTAGTCCACCATCGGCAGGGAATACATCACCGCGGTGGTCTCCATCGCATCATCGACATTCGACCCTTGCAGTACTCCCAGCAAGGACGGGACTTCATCTGCAAACTGCTGCTTGGACTGGAAGTACTGGCAGTACGAACGTACAAAGTCCTTGGCCATCTCCCTTGTCTTCTCACCGTCGCCCATTGCATCCGGGATCACAATGCAGTCAGGCGGCACGATGTTGGCGGCCTCGAGGAGATCCTCCAGATCCATTGGATGGCCGAGCTCGACGATCGAGTTGTCCAGGATGATGAACGAATCCTGGTAGTCGTCGCGAACCTTGCCATAGACCTCGCGGTAATCGTCAGGCTTCTCGAGGATGTCATGCGCCAAGAGCAGGTGATAGCGTCCGAGGTAGTCCTTAACCTTGGACCCACTCTGCAGTTCGCGAGCGATCTGGATTGGCACTACAGGAGCAAAGCGAGCCATTACAAGGGCCTCCTCAGGTGAGTTGGATTCGAGCTTATACCCTATTATACAGCAGTCCCAGCTATGGTATCAAGGGGAGTACCATCATTTGACGTTAGTTTGACCGAGCCCCCATGCGTACCAGCTCGAAGAACTCTTCCCTTGCAGCAGCTACATCCCTAAAGAGCCCTCTGACGGTTGAGGTGGAGGTAGGCGTCTGATGGACTTTCACACCACGCCCCGTCATACAGGAGTGATCTGCTTTGATGACGACCATCACTCCCTTCGCCCCGAGGTGCTCTTCCAGGGCGTCTGCTATCAGATCAGTGCACGTCTCCTGCATCCTAGGGAGCTCGTGACCGACAGCCTCGACGATGCGAGTCAGCTTGGACAGCCCGACGACTCTGGTCGAAGGGATGTATCCGATGTGGCATACGCCGAGGACGGGAAGCAGATGGTGGGGACAGATAGTTCGGAAGGGAATCCCTGACTGTACGAGCACCCCCTTGTAACCGTTGTCGATGTGGGTGGATGTAAAGTCCACCTTGAGCACCTTGCTGGTGTCGTAGGGCTTCTTGTACTCCAGGAGGTAGCGTACGAAGCGCTCTGGTGTTCCATCGAAGTTCTCCTCCTCGAGGTCGAATCCTAGGGTCTCCAGTGCCGCCGCTATGAGGTTGGCGGCATCCTGAATTGGGTTGGTAGTCTTCTTGCGGGCCACGGCTTTAATCCTCTGTTTTGAGTTCATGGCAGGTGGAGCAGCTTATGGAGCTGCAGACTAACTCGGTAGTTGTACTTCATGGCCAGCTCAGCGCAGAGCCGGATGTTACGCTGAGTGGCCTCCTCGTCCCGGACGGCAGACGTGACTTCCTGGTCTGCGAGCGGTGAGTTGTTCAGATCGACCACATAGTCAGGGTGTAACTTGACCTGCTTGTAGGCAACTGAGTACTCCTCGCAGGGCTGGAGCCAAACTGTGTCACTCTTCCTCGGAGGTCGGAAGAGCATCGCTTCTTTGCCCTGTATCTGCGTCGACATGATTGGTAGTCCATCCAACTGAGACACTGCACCAGCACGGATGAGATACTTCCAGTGGCGGCAGTAGTCGGCGATCATCGGGTGAACCTTCGGAGTCTTCGGCGAGCAGACGATGCTGAGTAGCCTAGAGTCGAACGACTCCAATCCGTCGACCCAGACTGTACCTGCTGTCTCGAACTGGACGTGAAACCCTTGGGCACACAGGTCTTCGCACAGAGGTAAGACATTCTGCAGGAGAGGCTCACCGCCTGTCACAACAACTACGTCCGTCCTCGAGACCTTGTCGCGCCTAGCTAGCATCCCGATCTTGGCTCGTACCTCGCCGAGCGACGTAGTCTTGCGGCGACTCTCGAAGTCCGTGTCGCAGAAGAAGCATCGGAGATTGCACCCAGCCAACCGCAGGAAGATGGCAGGGAACCCAGCTAAGGGCCCTTCACCCTGGATCGTGGAGAAGATGTCCTGAACTTCGAGCCACTGGCCATCTCCCTCCAGGGGGCTGCTCAATACGTTCGTACCGAACATGTCAACCCCCTTTGGCCGCGGCTACTCGCCTCTTGGCCAGCTCCTCGATGACCATGTTTGGCAACCCCGAAGCCGACGCCGAGCACTTCCTGGTCTCCTCGACATCGACCTTGATGAGCTCGACTCCAGTCCCTTCGAGTCGCTGTGGCCCGATGATCCGAAGGAGGAAGTCGGCCATCTTCTCGGCTGTAGGATTGAACGGCAGCACTACAACCGTCGGATCCAGGAGCGCGAGATCGTTGGACCAGGGGTCTTCCTGCCAGACGAGGAACTTGTGATCCCACTCCTCCTCGAGCCACATGCACAGCCGGCTCTTTATGACGGAGAAATCGATCACTCTTCCCACGACATCCAGGTCTGGGGCGGCACAAACGAAGTTGACGCGGTAGTTGTGTCCATGAAGATGAGCACACTTGCTCTCATGGCCATAGACACGATGACCACATGATATGTCATGGTACCTCTGGGCCGTGATCATGCTACTGGCGATACTCGGTTGGGTCTTTGACGCCAGCCTTCTGGAAGCCAGCCTTACGAGCCCGACAAGTGGGACAGACGCCACAGTGCACCTCCTCGCCTTTGTAGCACGACCACGTCAGATGCCAGGGCACTCCGAGCTTCTGCCCTGCGGAGACGATCTCGTCCTTGTACATCTGGATCAGTGGCGCGCAAACCTGGACTTGATGGTAAGTGCCGATGTACACGGCAGCACCCATGGCGCCGACGAAGTCGAGTCGGCAATCGGGATAGGCATCGCCAGCTGCGTCTTCGGCATGTGCTCCGAAGTAGATGCGTCCTTCCCACTTCGGTACTTCCTCGTGGAGAGCACCAGCTGCTACCCGGATGTTCTTGTTCATCGTCTCGACGCGGTGCGCTGCTATCCCGGCGATGCGCGAGATCAGCTGACCGTTGCGGAATGGAACGTAGGTAGGGCTCACACCCTGGATCTCGGCGTACGACACCGAGGGGATATGAGCCTGATGATCGGTGAGGCCGGCCTTGGGGATGCCGATGATGTCATGCACTTCGTGCCCGACCGCCATGTAGGAGGCTACCTTCATCGCCTGCTGGAGCTCCTTCTGGTGGCGCTGGCCGTAGTTGATGGAGATGGCCGTGACGTTCTCTCTGCCGCAGTCACGTACTGCATATGCCAGGCAGGTCGACGAATCAATACCGCCTGACAGTAAGACGAATCCGAGCTGTCGCATACTCTTCTCCGGTTTCTCGCGTTGGACAATAAACCCAACCACCCCGTGAGGTGGCTGGGTTCTTCAACAGATGCACGTACACGTACACGTACCCGAGTGAACTACCTCGTTACTGGCCGGCCGCGAGGAACGCACCGCCGGCACCTTCTTCCGCCGGAAGCACATCGCGAACGTTGTTGCGGGGTTTCCCTTCGTACGGCTTGATGTCCAGGCGGATGCGGCACGCCTTCCCGACGAGGACGCCATCGTTGGCGATCTTCTCCGGGTCGAACGGGCCTTGCAGCAGCTCGGGAGCCACGCGCGACACCACCTTCTTCACGCGCGGCATCATCACCTCGACGAACGGGGTGTGGAAGAACATCTTCCTCCCCGCATGCTCGCCAGCGCTCGCCGCCAGCTCGAACACCCACGTCCACATCGGGTTGCCGCTGCTCTGGCTGAACCCGTAGGTGACGTCGTCGACGGTCGCGTCGTAGATGCCCCTCGGCACGACCGGACGTTCCTGCTCATCCGGCACCGACGAGAGATCGATCATCAGACTGCCGCCGCCTTCGCTACCGGCTGCCTCTTCGGCGGGTACCGGTTGGGCTGGTGCTGCTGCCGCTGCTGGCGCTGCTTCCTGCTTCGGTTTTGCCATGACAGTACTCCTTCTGGTTGGTGTGTTGGCCGAGACTTACTTCGCTCCAGTCAACGTACTGGTTGACCCCTGGGTGCTCAACCGTCCCCCAGGTTATGCTAAGCTTGTTTGGGCTTAACGAACCCCTTCTCCAGCAGACCGACGGACTCGAGGATCGAGTGCATCGTCGGATTCTGCCAGCCGAGGAGCTTGAAGTTCGAGAACCTGCACTTCGCGTTGATCGTCCGGCTTGGCTGAACTTGCATGTTGTGAACCTTGGTGTTGTTCTCCCCCTGGGTCACGTACATGAAGCCGACGATATCCATGAAACCCTGGCATTGTCTCGCGAGCTTCCCGGTGAGCGCCGGCATCCAGATCATCTTCTTGGCGTCGTCCTGGACGTAGGCTCCGGCTGCCGTGAAGAGCACGTGCATTGGCAGGTCGCGATAGGCCCTAATGGCCCGCAACACTTGGGAGTGGTTCCGCTTGAACTCCGACCACTCTGGGTTCGCCAGCTCCTCATCGATACGCGTGCGATCGTTCACTCCCAAGAGCTGGTACATCGAGTAGCTCTCCACTTCCGACAGGGAGTCGGTGATGACCGTCCGGAAGCGCTTCGGTGGAGCATCCGGTTCGTACTGGTCTTCCGGGATGAGGAGCTTCTCCAGCTCCTTCAGCTTCTTGTCCGCCTCCGGAGTATGTTGATCCCGCAGAGAACAGTGCAGCTTGAGGTACTCCTGAACCCTGGCGTACACCTTGAAGTCCTTGACCCGGACGACGGTGAAGTGCTGCTTCAGAGGTGCGAACAGCTCTTCCGTGGCGATAGTGAGGTCGCCAGCTTCGGCGTCGATGAAGAAGATGTCGCGCATGTCTGGCACCAAGACAGCTGAGCCGAGGAGTCGTGTCTTGCCCGAGCCGTAGTCGCCATAGGCGATCATCTTGAGCCACCGATCGTACTCGGTGAGCTTGTGC